GTTATCTTTTTCTCTAGGGGTTTCAAGCCTGTAGACATAACCATTGTCTCTAGCCGCACCGCTCATAGTGACCGGATTAATTGACCAGTCAGTAGTAGCTCCAACCCCTATAGTACTCCATGCAGAATGCACGGTTTGACCGTTTTCTACTGTATTGCCAACTGCGTTATCGTAGAAGCAAAACTTAGTAAGAGTCCTTGAGTCTCCGCTTTGAGCGGCGTTATATTCTGCTTTCCTTAAAGGAAGCTCGTAAAAATCTTCTCCAGCCGACCTATCAAAAGCTACGCCTGTGCTTCCGAAAGGTTGAACGGTCCCTGTGTTCGTAGATAAGAAACAGGAAGCTCCTCTCATATCCCAAGGCCCCCAAAAAACACTCGACGAAGCGGTGGAAAAACCTCTAGTGGTTACGCTTTCGTCCATTGTTAAATAAGACCCAGCATTAGAGTTTTGGTTAGGAGCATAGAAGTGAGTAACATTAAAGTACTGAGCTCTTTCACTTATGTGTGATTTATATTGTACGTCAAGTTCTGTCTCGTAAAGGTTATAGTGTGGGGAATACGCTGAGGAGCTGGTATTACTACTAGCATTTCCAGCGGCACCGTATTCAACTGTGCCATGTCGCCACGGATCAAAAGTGGTCCAGTTTATCATGCTATTATCTATCCCGTATCGAGCGACAGGACGCATTACAAAAGTCAATGGACCGTGAGTAAAAAACGGAGTTTTAAAAGTGCTAGAATAAAATTCCGCATTGTTGGAGAAGTGAAACATTTGACCATGTCCATATTGGTTTGAGTTCGAGTCTTCGTTACTCCCGGGCAAACTGTAAACCGTATCAAAATCCTGAAGCTGTTGAAAACGCAAGTAATCCCCCCAAGGCCAGTATCCCGAAGCTCCGGAAACAAGATTAGAGGTAGTGCCATTTCCTGCAATCCCACTCATATTCTTGTGAATATTAGTACCTAAAAAGGTAGAGCTCGTTATCGCCTCGTGGTTTATAAATCTGTTGAAATCTTGATGATCAACCAAAGTCAAAAGCGGCCCCGGTCTATCAGAAAGCCTTTCTGATCCTGTCGGTTGTTTATACCCTATACAGACCCCAGATGCGTTAAATTCGTTAGGCACCCCTTCTCCATTTTGCCATCTATTAACATAACCAAACCCCGGACCAAAGTCCACACCCCCAACAGCAAACGGCTCATTACAAGCCCCTCCATCGTCTACAGGAGTAGCTATACCGGAATGATCTATACCTACCATTCCTATGTGTTGTAGACCATGCCTATCCCCAGAAGCCGCTGTTCCGCTCCATGAAATAGTAGGAAGATTTCCGTCTGAACCCGTAGGGATTAACCCTGTCGTACTTGGAGCCACAGGATCAAGCTGAACATTTAATTCGTATTTTACTCTTAAGAATTGACCCGGGCGAAGAACTTCTGGGTCTGGTCTTCCGGCCGCTGTATTTCCGTCTAACACAACTCGAGAGAAAAGCTTCTTTGCGCCGGGAGTTTCTTTAAATCCTAGCTCTGTAATTGTAGCGTTTTGCTTTTGCGCGAGAAAATCAAAAGTTCTGAAAAGCTGCAAATACCTGCTGTCCCCGCTAGAATAAACATTATATCCACAGTTCCCGCTACCCGGAAGGTAGAAAGAATTCATCATCGCCGGTTTTTCTAGTTCGGTATCAGAAATCGTTGCGGGGGTTATTGATCCAGAAAGCTGATCTCCGGCTACGCAAAACTGAAACACCTGAGCCCAAGGCATGTAAGCAATTTTATCCAAGCCACAATCAAGAATTAAGTTCTTATTCCAGTCTCCTTCTCTTTCAGCAGATCCATCAGGGTTAATCACAGATGTCTTATACTGTCCTTGTACAGATCTATTAAATTCTATTTCTGGTATTTCTACCACTTTTTTAGGCTCGTATTTAATCATCTTGTTTTATCTATTACACTTTTTTATGGACTTTCTGAAACAAATATAGCAGACCAGTCCTTCAAATCTGGGTAAGAAGAAGTGAAATCTCCGTGGTGCGTCAAAGCATATATATAATGTTGTCCGCTTGGGACGATAACACTTGCTGGTGGTTTCTGTCCCTGCCAAGCAAATTTTTCGTATTCATTTACTGTGATATCTCCATTTCCTGAGTTATTATACACTCTGACTTGATAACTACCCTTGACGTCAGGAGTGCCTGAAAAGTATATGTTTGAGTTGTTATGATTCAGAATAAAAGTATGAAACTCAGAGCCATGATCAAAGTAATATGTTCCGTTATTCCCAGTCGTGCCGGAAGGGTTAGCTACCCTTAGCAAGTCTCCAAAATCAGAATCCAAGTCAGAGTTAAGTCTTAGTATCTGACTGTTTCTTCCTTTGGAGCCGTCTACATACCTAGGGTCTATTTTATCCAACCCGTGAGACATTTATTTACCTCCCCTCGGCAAGGATTTGTTTTATTTTTTCGGGAATTTCTTGATGCCCCGCAGAAGCTTCTGCCGGTTTTGAATACGTCGACGCATGTCTGCCGAACTCTCTCAAAAGTCTGTCCGTAAGCATGTTTCTATTGTCGATAGGAACCACTCCTACTCTTGATGCATGAGCCTGAAGATCAGACATGTTCATATCGAACACTTTTTCCTTGTATTTTTCGTAATCTAAAGTGCCGTATTCTGAAGTACCATCATCCCCCCAAATCTGGTCGAGGGTTGTTGGTTGAAACTTTTCTTCTACCTTTGCGTGAGTTTGTTTAACGCCGTCTAGTTTTCTCTTTTTCCTTTTTGCTGCCATTACCTTTTACCTTTCCTTATTATAATATAAAATACACATTTTATCTAAAAAATAGAAATAAAAAACCCGCCGACCGAAGTCGACGGGTTTTTGAATTTAATAGCGTTTCTATTAAGAACGCTTGAGATGAGCACCTGCCAAAACACGAGCGTCAATACACACGCGTCCCTCTTCGACAGAACCGTAGAAACCGGTCTTGTCTGCACGTTGCGTGAACTGATCGTCCGGAAGAGCCGTAAAGGTTCCGCCGGTTTCAGAGTTCGCAGCGACAGGCCGGATAAGGGCCTCGCGACTTGCGTCAACACCAACAACAACCTCATGGCTGGAAGCATCATTAAACGCGGAGGTAGTAGTAGTACCAGCCTCGTTAACAGCAGCGGCCAAACCGGCAGCGTCACTGAAGGTCTCGTACAGAGTATTGTACTTCTGACCAACACCGAGCTCCTGCAAGTCGATGATATTAACACCGAAGATATTAGCGATACCAGCGGCCCTATAAGCGCCACTCTTGGCGTCTTCTGGCAAACTCTGAGCAGCATTATTGCCGATCGGAGAATACGAGAAGGCTCTGATATCCTGTTTAACTTCAGGGCTAACAAACAAGTCGGTAATGCCCTCGGAATAAACCTGAGCAGCAGTGCCGCCAGCGAACGACTTATTAATACGCTTCATACGAGTAATCATCGCATTAAGAGTGTCTAGCTGGAAGGTCTCTGTAGACCCAACGTTGTTGACGATATGGTTACCGTTAGCAGAACCAGTTCCTTTACCCTCTGAAAGGGCTTTCAAAAGAACGGCCCAAGCATTACGCTCCTGCTTAACCAAGACTTCCTGAGCCATACGCTCAACAGCCTTACTCACAACGTCCAAACGGCCGCGACGAGCATACTTCTTCAAAAAGCTAACAGCGCTATCAAGCTTATAGGTCGAAACCTTCAGCTCGCTGGCACCTGCAATTTGTGCACTAGGAAGACCACCAGCTGTATTCTGCTGGAAAACAGTCACGTAGTTATCTTTATGTCTCTGCTCATAGAACAGATCAAGCGGATAGCTGGGATTGTCATCTTCGTCATAAACCACGTCAGCATAAATAGCGGAAGCCGTGTCTGCTTGATGTAGTACTTGTTGAATAACTGGGCCAATGAAAGCTGCAAAAGCTTCGGTAGCTTCGCGAGAAACCTCCGAGCGTTTAGAGCCCATAGCTTTAATTAGTTCAACCTGTTCTGGGGTATTTTTAAATTTTAATTTCATTTTATTAAATCTCCTTTAAAATTACAGTTCCAATTTAACCAAAACAGAGCCATCGTCATCGGCGCCGCCCAAGGCCTTACCGATAGATGAGTTCTCAGCAGCTTGATTAGTGATCTGCCCGTTTCCTGACGCATAAAGAGTGTCGCCAGCTGAAATGGTGCCAGCGACAGCCGTGAATGCACCAGTCGCGAAAAGGAACGTACCTTTCGTTGCAACAGGGACAGCCTGACCGCTAATAGCAGCTTGAAGCTCGGCAGCTTTCTGAGGTTTAAACTTCAGAAGCTCTCCGTTTTCGTCGTATTCTCTAACGTCATAAAGCGTAATACCAAGAAGGGTCTCAGAACCTCCGTTAGCATATTCCACTTCTGCGTTAACGCCATAACGTTGCGAAACAACGTTATCGTAAGATGCACCTGCATCGCCTAACATTTGCATTTCAGCGGAATTAGTCCAACCGGTCTTGATTTTCACTACTGATCCCGCGTGAACGGTCGTAGTACTATCAAGGGTAACGGCGGTATCACCAAACGCAAACAAGTTGACGACATCGTGCTCGTCGTAATCCCTAAAGGGCATTAATCTTGTATTTGCCATAATATTTTATGTTTTCTATTTATTTACACTTTGATATCGAACTGATCGATATTAAAAGCTTTACTATATTTATCAGTAACAGAAGGCTCTTCAGCTGGCGAAGAAACAGGAACAGTTTCCTTTTCGACCTCTGCGTTTTCAACAGCGGCTTCAACAACTTCTTCAGCGGTATAAGCTTCTACTTCTTTAACTACTTCCTCTTCCGTCTTTTCTTTAGAAGAAAGAAGAACCGTCATATTCTGATCAAAGGCGGCGAACTCTTCGTCTGACAAGTCCTTAACCTGACTAGCGAGAACCTTGCGGTCTTCGTCGGTCAAGTCGTAGCGCTCGTCAAAAGAGGCCATTCTTTGATTGAATCGCTCGAGCATTTCTCTTTCGGCTTTTTCAGTTTCCAAAGAAGCTAGCTTCTCTTTTACGGAGTCCAATTCAGCTTTAAGAGACTCTTGCTCTTTTAGCAAACCTTCATGCTTTTCTCGAGCTTCAGAAAGAGCGCCATCTTTTTCTTGTTTCTCAGAAGTGAACTTCTCAGAAGCGTCTCGAAGACTCTCTTGAATATACTCGTGAATCGCAGAAGCTTTAAGAGTCTGCAAGGACTCATCATTTATGTCTGTGATATTTTCTATTTTCATAGCTTCCACCTTTCGAATACTTACATTTGTTTTAGTATTTTGGGAAATTTTTTCTTCTTTTTGTTCGGCAATTTCAGCTTCAATTTGTGTATCTTCTTTTTCTTCCGAAGCGGTAAGGACACCTTTTACGTCAGCTGCTGGCGCTTCTGTCAGCCCAATTCCTAAAGGAATTACTTTGTTTATCACCTTTCTATAGATATGGGAGCCGTCTTCTAGCTTGCCTTCTCCGCCGAAACCTCTTAGTTTAGATTCGAGCTCTTCGATTTCTTTTGGGTCAGAAATTTCTTTGGCGTTTCCGATATTTTTTTCCTCACCCTCCACTACTACAATATTGTAATCGTTAAAGCCGAGCTCCCAGCTTGCGCTAATATTCATATAGTCTTCGCTGGTAGGGTCGCTAGAGTTTTCTATTTTATTGGCGAGGTCTTGGTCTGTTATTTTCCAGACAATTCCCCCAAGAGTAACATTAAACGGCTCGTTTGACCCCTTGACTTCCTCTTCTGTTAATGGCTTATCTTCGCCGAAAGAGGAGAATCCTGCCGTAAGTATAGTTCCGATAACAGATTTACGGTTATGTTCGATATTGACAGGCTTATTGATGAAATTTTTATACATCGCCAAAGCTGTTTCAGTGTCTACGACATCGCCGTTCTTATTCACTCTATTTGCGACAAAAGCGTTGAATGCCACAGGAAGCAGATCGTAGTTTTCCTCTGTGTCGACATTGGGTACGAACTTCTCTAAATCAACCAGTGACGCCAAAGCAAGATATTTATCTTTCTCCTCAGAAACCAAAGGTTTGATATGAGAACTAAAAATAGTTGTATATTTCGTTTTCATGTTTCTATAGAATTTCTAAATTCATCATTTCTGTCTCGAGGTAAAACTGACTCGCATCTTCGAAAACAATTTCCTCTAAACCAAATTCCTTAACTTCTTCCTTCGCTTTAATGAAACACTGTTCTTCCGGGAAGAATTCGTTAGCGACCGCTGTCTTAAAGCTTTGATTTCCTAAAAACAGTTCTAAAAAATTATTAATTTTAGCTAAACAAAAGACCATTTCCGCTTCTTCTTTCGCAGCTTCTTTAAAAACTTCGATAAGCTTTTCCGAACTGATTCCTCCGGCTTCTTCAGCTTTAGCTTCTAAATACTTTTTGATCTTTAAAGAATGATCTATGAATTCATCTTGCGGAGCTTCTTCCTTCGAAGAGGAGATGTCTAAAATCATATGTCTTTCTCTAGTCACTTATCCGTTATATACACACAATTATGAGTTTTTAGAAAAAAACCCGCTCAAAAGAGCGGGCTGCGTTTTCTGGTATTTTTATAGTGAGATGTTGAAGCACCTTAAAGGTACTGATCGGTTGAACTATATAAAATACTTACTCTGCACCCAGAGTCACCTTTGCTTTTCCTCTTCCGAGAGACAAAGCGGGAAAATCCCAGTCCATCTTGAAATAAGGAAGTTTGAGCATAAAGCTTTCCTTCGTGCATTTAAAATCAAAAGACGCGGAAATTCCCTTACCTGCGCAAACGGCAGGAAGAGGCGTTTTGATTCCAATAAAAGGAATAGTGATATAAGGATCAGGCTTAACGCCTGCCCCGAACCAACTTTCCTTCTCTTCTCCTGCGTTGGCCGTAAGAGAAAAGATTGCTAATATCGCAACTAGTGCTAGTGTTCTTTTCATAATGTTATTTATCGATTTTTAAGGTTTCTATTTCAGCTGACTGATCAGAGATAACCTTAAGAGTGTCTCTGGTAAATTCAGGAACATTCTCCCAAGCCTTGTCTATTTGAGGATGGTTCATCATCCTTTTTACAACATCTTGGGGAACAGATGGTAAAGAAATATGGTCATTGGTTGTCTTGCAGCTTATTACGAGACTTAGCGCGCTCAAAAGCGCTATCAATCTCATTTTGTGTTTCTTTCCAATCACTTTTTACCTGTTCCTTTTTGCCTCTTTCTATCTTATCTACCTTTTCCTCATAAGTCAAAGTTTTTTTATCTAAAACCTTGAAGAACGAAGTAAGTATAGATAATATAGAATTAAGCCATCCCATCACTCGGCTGGTTTATCTTCAGCGGGAGCAGCTTCATCAGAAGCAGCTTTTTTAGCTTCCGAAGTGATACCTTTCCTAAGGAAAATGGCCATTAGTGATGCAAATAGAGCAGAAATCGTTGTTTGCATATCTACCTCTCCAGCGAAATATGCGCCGAGAGCCGTCAAAACCGCTGCACCAGCGGTAAAATAAGTTTTTTTGCCTGAAAGTGCTTTCATACGAAAAGTATTACACTATTTTTTAGTCTTTAAACCACCCTAGCTGAAGCCGAATAGATAAAATCAGCCCTGACTCCAGAAAACAGATTTTCACTAAAAGTAACAGTAGGGACTCCGGTACCTGCTGAAGCATTAGATAAAGAGTACCTTATAGGAGATTGGACTACGCCTCCAACATAACATTGAACTTGCTGACTTTGAATAATAGTTGCCTCCCCTGAAACTACTCCGTCTATATTGTATATATCAGAAACCCCAGTAAGAAGCATCTCAGAAATTCCAGTAGTAGCCGTGTACCCTGTTTCGTGCACTGAGTTTATTACCGTTTGGAAGATTCCTGTCTCGCTAGATTTAACTAGCTTGTCTCCAGTAACATGAGCTTCGTAATTAAAATCAAAACCGCCAGTGTAAAAGTCTATTGCGTTCTGCCCGGTTATAGTCTCGTTAAAAAGAAAACTAGCGTCTTCTTTTGTACCGCGGTCTATTTGTATACCCCCGGACTGAAGAGTTATCCCGGCCCCACTTTCTCCGCTATTAAGGATTATTAAATTATCCTTGATTGTGGAATCTACTGTATTGAGGGTAGTTTGGGTGCCTGTAACCAGAAGGTTATTTATGGTTACTAATTCATTAAAGACGGTCGGGTCATGAAAAACCTTTGCTCCGGAAATATTTTGAGCTTGGTGGTTATCTATTAAATTTCCGGTCATGGTTTCCAAAACCACACCAGTTGCAGTAACTTGCTTCCAAACTCCTGTTATCTTAACATATAAATTTTGCGAAGTAAGCGAACTTCCTGAAGTAAAGAGAACTGCTCCGTCTGCGACGTCTGACGGGAAACCTGTAGGTAGACCAGTCGGCCCTAAAAACCTGTCTCCTGCATATCTTTTTGACAACTCGTAAGGCATATCAAGTATGGCTTATTTCTATTTCGTAATAAGCCCCTCCGTTAAACATCTCCGCGACTGAATCAAAGACTATATCTATAGTATGCTCTCCGGCGCTTACATTGTTTAAAGTATGCTCATATTCGTAAGGACTATAATAATCTGGAGTAATCATATTTGATCCGCCATCGTAAAAATAATCTTCGCCTTCAGTCCATTGCTTGCCATACGGATTTATAATAGTCGGAGACTCAAGCCATCTAGAATAACCGTATTCATCAGGGTATTCGCTTTCTTCAATATATCCCAGTCCTTCAACCGGATGACTCGAGCTTCCAACTCCTTTATAGTTTTTAATTATTCCGCCATCGTCTTCGTTATTCTCTATGCTCTCCAGTTCAAATATTCTCACCGGACCTTTAAGTTGATAAGGATAGTATTCGTAAATCAAATCCAACACTGCAGAGCCCTCGTAGTAGTTTAAAACTGGAGCTACGCATTTTATTTTTTCCTCATTATCAAAAAAAATCGTACAAGACTGAACATCTCCCGGTTGAGCATAAAGATTTGGTTCATTTGCGTTTATATTAAGACCCTCTAAGTCTTGTTTAATTAAGTCTGGAGTTATTGCATACAACCCCGCTTTCTTTTGATCTTCGGGGTCTTCGTCGAAAAAAGAGTATTTTCGACTGACAAATGTTGCGCTGTGCCCTATATTCCTCTGTGAAGCTTCTGGGAACTGGTTATGAAAATCTGTTCCTAGTCCTTTTATTTTTATCTTCAGATCTTTTGCAGATCCTAATTTAAATTTCAACCTTGCTTTAGCTTTTTGCCTATAGTAAAAGTTTACCATATCCGAGAGTTCTTCTCGCAATCCGTTAAAACCCCAGTATGCAAATAGGTTCAGCTCTGAGTTTCCAGCCTTGTCGTACTGATAGTTTTCAGCTAGCGCTGTTGTAGATCCTCCTTTTGCACTCGCGGGGCCTTCTTGTAATTCATATAGTTTTTGCAATACGTCTTTCTCGAAATAACAAGTTACAGTGACCTTTTTACAGTCTGCGCTGGGGGTTATCGTAACTGGGCTAGTCTTGTGAAGGTCATAATCGACGCCGCTGTATCGAAAAGTTGATTTCTCCGTCCAAATATATAACCAGTGATCTAGTATGGATGATTCGGTCGGGACACCACTAGTATTATTGAGATGTTGAGTCCAAAATTCCTGCCATCCTTTCCACAGTCCTTCTCCATGTAAACCTATTGGTGGTTTTGTAGCATAGACAACACCTTTCTGATTAGCTTTTCTTCGGTGATATACGTCTTCTGCTTTTTCTCCGTAATATTTAACATGTTGACACAACCACTCAAGCCAACCGTTACAACAAGTTCCGTCGGGGTTGTCTATTCCCTCCTGCGACACGAACTCATAAGGTTTCTCTCCTTCTTTCCAGCATTCAGGAAAGTCGCCTTCCGGAAGCTCCGCGTTAATATCTGGTTCGTATACTCCCAGATCCGTTTTTTTTCCGTCTGCTCTGTTTAGATGAGCAAAAGGAAGACCTTCTTGGCTTACGACTATTTCAGAGAAAATATAGTCTTTGTAAAGACCCACTCCGTCATCCCCTTCAGCGTCTGGAGTTGTTGCTATTTTTAGTCTATAACTGTTGTCATCTGCGTTTAACACAGTAGTGTTAATGCACTCATAGCACGAGTCTTCTCCGTCAGGAATATTGGTAAACCCGTGTTTCCAAAAAGCTGTAGGGAATAACTGCATTAAACGTCCATTCTTATGACGGAGGAGTCCATAGGTAGTCGTACCCTGTCAAATAACTCGTAAAGATCCCCGTGTTAATATTTATGAAAGTATAAACATTTGTTTTTTTCGAAGCAACTTTAGGAGGGCCATTATTGCCTTCTGTATCAGCGGGCCATCTTACCGCATTTTCCGGTGCGCCGGAAATGAATTGAGGGGTATGATCGCTAGTCGTTGTATTAGATACGTACATAGTTAATGTCTGCCCCTCTGTTACGTTAGTAAAATTATAATTTGTCACATTAGATAAATTTTTATACAATAAATTCCCTGAAGCCCAGTTTATTACTGTATCATCTCCAGTATAATAAGAGGGGTTATAACTAATCCCCGACTGTACCTTTAAATCTCCTGAAACATAAAGACCTGAGTTTCCTAGTATACTTACGTCGCCGCTTATAGGCCCTCCTCGCCTACTGTAAAAGTCGCCGGTTGATTCTATCCCGACCAGCTTGTTACCAGTCATATGTATATCAACAAAATCTCCAGTTTCACTCTTTAAGACAAAATCCCCAGTGTCATCCCACACTGTAATAGTGTTGCCCATATTTGTAGCGCCAACGCTTTCATAGTAAAGTTTCTCAGGAGCGTTTTGAGGTACTCTGAAATAAATATTCTTCCCCGCTCCGCCGAATTTGGAGTTTGTTACTCCGCTTGTATATTCGTGAGGTACGCTTGGGCCTCCTCCAGCTTGCGTAGCGATATAGAACCCGTGGCTCGATGCGGAATTAGTACTTCTGAATTTGTATGTATTACCCCTATTCAGGTTTATGACCGGTTTCGGAACCATGCTTGTTGTTGTGTGGCTTCCTGCGGTTATTTCACTTAAGAAATATATAGTACCCCCGCTAAGACTATTAATAGTTAAGACTATATCCGTTGCAGAAGGGCCATTGCCCGGATCGGCGAATGTGATGGTATCACCTACTACGTATCCAGTCCCGCCAGATACCCAAGTAAAGGTTGGGGTTCCACTATTATCCACCGACACATTAAATAGCGCGCCTGACCCTCCTCCTGACGTGGAAGTTTGAGCTAAGTTGGAATAATTTTGGTTGCCTGCCCAAGTACCACCCCCCGGCTCCACAGTCCAACCAGCCGAAGCCACGGTACTCTGAGCCGCTTGTATTTCAAACTGTGTTGAATAGGTTCCGCTTAGGCTTTGCTCTGTTAAAAACACACCTGTTTCATGATCTCCCACGAATTGACCAGACTCATTTTTACCGACGAGAATACCAGTCATGTCGATATCAACAAGATTTCCAGTCATATCAACATCAACAAGATTGCCCGTCATATCGATATCAACAAGATTTCCCGTCATATCGATATCAACAAGATTACCAGTCATGTAGATATCTACAAAATCTCCAGTTTCCGAAGCGAAAGTGACACTGCCCGACGGGAAGAAGCTTAGTCCGTCTCCATCAGCATTAACTGTCACAAAGTTGTTTGAAGCAGAACTATAATTAGTTGGGGTATCGCCTAAATCGGTAAAATCAATATCCCGGAACGTCAGTCCATTAAAACCATTGTTAATCGATACAAATTTATCAGCGTCGTTCGCACCTAGTGTGACGTCGCTCAATTGTTCAAAAGAAAGTTGAGTTATAAAACTACTTATTTCATCAGCCCCTACAAAATGGCCAGTATCAAAAAAGCCCAGCGTATTGACTCCGGCAACATCTTTTACGTAAACCACTTTGCCCAAGTGCCCACCCATTGTAGACTCGGTATCGCTTAACCCCACGAAGGTCGAACTTCCTCCCCCGCCACCGCCACCGCCAGCAACTCCTGAAAACGTTAAACTGTTTCCGCCTACTGCTACAACAACAGATTCCCCAGCAGAGCCCAAGGACCCGGGTGTGTCGTCTAAGTCACTAAAAAGTCTAGCCAATATGCCAGTCATGTCTCTGTCGACTAAATTACCAGTTTCATCAGCTCCTACAAAATGACCAGTGTTAAAATACTCCAAAGCATTTCCAGCTGCGTTCACTTTGACGATATGATTCTCGACACTGGTATAGTTACTCGGGGTATCCGATAACTCAGTAAAATTCTGAGACGCGTTACCCCAGCTCACAGTTCCTGCTCCGTCAGTCTGCAGAAAAGTGCTAGCTGCCCCGTCTCCGGTAGGCATAGTAAAAGCTTCGCTAAACGTCACTAACCCGCTTGTATGTATTTTTAAAGCAGGGGGGTTCTGCCCACCAGCAATTGACTCGGCGTGTGAATTTTCTATTCCCGTATTAGCAAAAAACAATAAGTCATGTTTGTTTCCTATAATAAAACTTGACCCGCTTCCACCTTCTCCATATAAATAATAATTTCCACTACCGATATTCCTAGAACCAACCCCAGTTGAAGAAATGCCTAGTCGCATTACACCATCGCTCTCAGTATTTGCAGCGATGAACTCTGCATAAGCGTTGCCTGTATACATCGACTTTGCTTTGATCCAACTATCATCTCCATCGGCATTAGACCCCGTTGCCCAAGCCTCGAGCCTTTGGGTTTGTATATCTTTCCACCTATTAGCACTCTTACCTAAGCTTACCGACCTAGTTTTATTAGGATAAAAATCATCTCCGTCGTCAATGGTTATACCAGAAGTTAAAACGTTTATGTCTAAAGCTTCGAGGCTATCAACGGATAAGACTACAGTTGCAGAAGCATTATTCGGATCGGCGAATGTGAGCGTATCGCCTGCCGCGTATCCACCCCCGCCAGATACCCAAGTAAAGGTTGGGGTTCCATTATTATCCACTCCCACGTTAAATAATGCACCGGACCCTCCTCCTGACGTGGAAGTTTGAGATAAGCTGGAATAACTGTTGTTGGCTACCCAAGCACCACCCGGATGCTGCGTCCAACGAGACGAAGCCACGGATGATAAATACGATTTGGTCCACTTCGCAGAAATGTTCTCAGGAACCCCGCTGCCAACAACAAAAATTCCTGTTTTACTAGCTTCAGCAAAAAGGCCACTTAACCCCGTTCCCATAAATTGACCCGTTTCGTTTCTACCTACTAATATCCCAGTTTCATCAGCTCCTACAAAATGACCAGTGTCGTAATACTCCAAAGAATCTCCAATTTCGCTCACTCTGATGATATGACTCGGGACACTACTCAAAGAGTTACTCGGAACATCCGCTAAATCAGTAAAATTACGCTGATCAGATTTTAATTGATAAAGACCAGTTAGAATCTCTTTTCCGCTTTGGAATATTTTCCCTGATATATCAGTATCTGAATTTAAATAATGATTTAGCCCAGAAGAAATATACTTTCCGCTCGAAGTATGAATTACGTGAATCTTGTCTTGATCCGAGTAACCTGTGTAAAAATTAACTTTAGCCTCCTCGCCTCCTACCTGATAAATATTAGTGCCTGAAGCCGACCTCATTTTTATATGACTAGAACTGAATATAGCTAGATTTTCTCCTGCTGAATTTATAAAATTACTATTACTAGCGAACTGAAGCTTTTGCCCAGTAGCCATCGTAACCGTGCCGCTAATTGTACCGCCATATCTTTTGTCTAGAAAATGACCAGTGCCTAAATGCAGGTCTTTAGAAAAAACTATGCCACTTCCGTCTGGGCTCCCCACGGCAAACATATTGCCGCTAATACCCGAAGGCGTATCGTTTAATCCCGAGAAAGTATTCGAGGAGGAACCTTGAATAGCCTCTGCGATTTCCTTGATAGTAGCGCTTCTGCTGACACCTGAATTTGCCAGAATCATTAATCCCCCAGTTGGGACCGGAGAGATCTGGGAAAGTTGTGATATTTTTTTATTTGGCATTCCTTATTCCTTATATATTATACACTTTAATAAAGAGGGATGTAGTTATCTACTAGCAAAGCCTCTGACTCTTCTAACTCTAAACGGAACCTTTCGAAGTCTTCCGTCCCTCCGTCCATTGATCCATCTGTTTCCAAAAGATGGAACTCTTCTAATTTTCTATCAGAAAGAAATCCACTTATGAAGAAGCCCTTCGATAAATCATCCGGATCTATTTCTGTACTGAAGCTTGCTGAAAACATCTTGTTCTCCCCTATTGATGTGTCATATGAAAACTGGTCCAACTTAGCCTTATTAAAAGAATATTTTATAAGCGGTTCTGATCTTGTTTCTAGCGGAACGCTTCCTGCATGAATGGGGTCTGCTGTCGAAGGGGTGGCGCAGGTTTGGGGCATATTCAAAGTTATCGCGAAGTTATAATCTTGGTTGAGATTTACTAAGTCAATTAAAGATCCGGAGTTCATTTTTTCCACTATTCCATTAATGCTTATGGTTACTGGAGCGACAAAATCTACTTTTCTAGTAAGAGGGAATTTGTATCCCAAATTACTCTGGTTACTTCGAGGGATATCAAAGGATATCACATAAGATTCAAGGTGCAGATTATTGAAATCGATACCTATTCCAGAAAAAGAATCTACTGAAAAGTTAATATCTCCCGGATTTACTACTGCCACAGGGTTCCTTTCTGTTCTTTTCGGGAGTATCACCTGCATGTCGGAAAATTGATTTCCGCTTTTTGGCTCTATTGTGGGGCTCATAAACCCACTGCCGCTCGTTTCAAACATTATATTTTCCCCGACATAAGAAACATCAACCTTGGGAAAAGAGCTTACGGCAGCTTGTGTCGAGTAGGAGGTCATATAGCAACGGCCAAAAGAAATAACATTATAGCCGGTAGCGTTTGGATCCGTCGTTTCTTGAGAGTCTCTAGCCGTGAGATCTTCAAGCTGGTCCCCTGCATGTAAATCTTCTCGATCCCCTCTTACTGCTAGGTAAAAGTTTTTCCTGTCTCTATAAGTTCTAGCGGGAAAAAACGGGTCGTACGTTCCTGTTTGGTAATAATAATCTTTATGTTCCTCCTCGTCGACAAAACCAGATAATAAAGTGTGCCCAGTATTATTAGCGAAAAAAGGAGCGCCGGAGAAAGGCTCTTCGTACTGGGGGAAATTTACATAAAGCCCCATTTTAGATTCATTTGAAACGTCTGCGACTAAATAAGAAAAAGAAAAATTAACCTGAGGAGGATTAATTATCGGGCGGTCAATTACAGATCTGGTATTCATCTGGCTGACCTGAGTACGAGGGATGCTAATATCGTAAGAGAGGGTTTGTACCCTATCTATTGGTTTCACTAAATTGTGAGTAGCTAGAGGATTGGAGTAGTTGTTGTGGGGCGCCTCACCTATATAACTTAAGAAGTTATGCCCAGATGGCCCTACGAAGAGTCCTTCCGCATTGTAAATAATCCTCGACATTATTCCCCATCATACTTACTACAGTATAGTATACCAGCGAGAAAATCGTCCACCTGATGTTCGTAAGCGATAGACTGAATCTCTTTTACTCTTTCTTCGTTTCTGTCAGTCGGCTCAGCCGCATATCTTCCAGCTTTAGCTAACCAGTTTTCCGGGTCCTCGTTATGAATAACTATATTAGAAATCTGTTGAGCGATTTCTTTTTGCGTCTTATTAAGGCGCTTGCGATTGTGCAATTGCCTTAACGCTGATTCGACTTCAATATTAAGCTTATCCGCTAGATTTAGATTATCTTGAATTCTTGATAGGCTAAACTTAGCTGAGGCTTTTAAACCTATTGGGTTCTTTTTATCGGTTTCTTTTGGCCTACCGGTTCCCTGCGGCCTTCCCTTTTGTTGCGGTACCGGCTTTTTGTTATTTTGGTTAGGCGTTTCTTTTGGGACTTCGATTTGCTTATTGCCCAAAACCGGCTCGTATAAGCCTTCGTCTCTGAGCGATTTAAACCTTTCTTGAGATTCTAACGATTCTTCCGTAGTTGGCATGCGGCCGGACTCTATAGCCTGAATCCCTTCTTCGGGAGTCAAAACTCCCAGTTCTATTAGCCTACTGTATACTCTAGCATAAACAGAATTATCTTTTAAATCTAAATCTTCAAAATGAGGAGTAGGGTAGTTTTTGAAACCCATTTCCTTAGACAGTCTCTTAATTTCTGGAGTTAAGAAATCATTAATGAAAACTTTTCGACCTTCGTTAAGCCTTTCCATGAAGACTTGAACTTTGATGCTTGAGTTTGCAAATTTTTCATCGCTCAAGAGAATATTATTCAAGCCCATTTGAATATCATGATTGACTACTTCATATTTTTTAGGATCGAGAATACCAGCGATGTCAGGTATTACAAATTTGGCTTGAGTTGTATAATCGGAAATCAAAACTCTACCGACAGACTCGTTTTCGAAAAGCTTCTGCATGGCGAGAAGGTTCTTCTGGTTAACCCCACCTTTCTCGGGCTCGGAGCCCATCGTTACCAACAAGATAGCTTGGTTCGTAGTGCGAGTTAAAGCCATGTCCATTTTTTTCATTTCCTGCTTCCAGTTGATGTCTTCTAGAACAGGGTAACCCATCGGGACAGCGAAAGGTTCATAGTCCTGTTTCTTGTAGAAGACCGCTGTCATTTTTTCAACAGGAAGAGGAATAGATACGGCGTTATTGGCGGGCTTTCTCTTTTCTCCTTTGATCTTCTTTATAGTTTCTGGGTCTAGGTTTTCTAGGACTTGAACATCTTCTTCTGTCTTAGGATTACGTAACCTTTCCAACTCGTAATCAGTTAATATTTTTCTAAATTCTCCTGAAGTAAAAGTGATGTTTCCTGTGATTTGAATATCAGCAGGGTTTAAAATGATATATCTTGCGGGTAAAGAATAGGAAGCGCTCGAAACTAAACCAAAAGTTTGGGTCATTTTCGTAATATCTTCTTGCGAAAGACTAGCGTCAAACCTATGGATGAAAACATTACCTGATCTGTAATACTCTCGAAAAAACTTACTTTGCAAATTATTAATATTTATCTTTTTAAGTAAAGCGTTAAAAAAATCTTTAGACTTCTTGCTTCCTCCCGTAAGATATAGATTACTCATGGAAAATTCTGTCATGAGATCTATAGTGTTTCTAAAGACTGAAAAGTTATAATAGGCCTTCTGGCAAAGCACTATAGTGTCTCTTATGTCAAGACTCGAATTACTAGAAACTCCTTGGGTATAGCGAAATGGGATAATGCCATCTTCGATATTCGAGTACCTGTCGGTTCTTTCTATTGATCCAGCCTTGTTGCGCCGCGTTCTAGTAGAAGCGAAAGACTCCTGAAACCCTTCTCCGGCCATTAGAGGCTCTTTAAGAGACTTTTCTTCCTTAGTTTTTCTTGTTACGGCCATATTTAATTTAAAATTACACTTAATTAATCATTCTTGGAACAAAAGTAAAGTTAGCTTCTTCAACCTTTACGTCCCTAAGGTCATTATAGGCCTTTACGGCCCAATTACCTAACATTAACGTCGTATAGTTATCTCTTCTGGCTCTGCTCGCAGAATTACTTCGGCGAAGATGCTGGGGGAGGTCAAAGGTTTGTGTTCCTTTAGCTGTTGACTTAACCTCGATTAGAGCACATTGCTTCTTAGTTTGGTAAATTAGATCGTCCTGAGCCTCGATTAGCTCTCCGATATCGTTAAACGGAGTGAGATTGACCGGGATCTTTAACGATGTAGCTCTTGAAAAGAAACTTCCATACGCCGAAGTCCTTGAAGCAAAAAATATTTTTTTATGATCGATACAAGACTGTAAGTATTCATTAGCGTTTCTTAAGAAATCGGAGCTGAAAATCTGCCTAAAGCAAACAACATTGTCTTTAGCGCTATATTTCCTTTTGACTGATCTAAGCTCTTTTTCGTATTCGACACCTTCTTTTTCGGTGTCAAAGTCGAAAAACTTAATTTTCAGTCTAGCATCTCTAAACAGCTCCGATTCATTTGCGCCGTCAATAAATTGATACCCGGCGTTATCAATTATAATCAGCTTGATATTAAAGTTCTTATATACGTAAAATAAATACTTGATATGATCCTTTAGGTTTCCTCCCGCCACTGCATAAGAATGAACTAATGTATAAGACGTTTCGTCTAATTCCAGTATAGACATTGCGAAATAATCTGAACTCGGGCTATTACTAAAACTTGGGTCGATCGCTAGAATATACTCTTTGTCGGGGCTCCCGGCTATCCTTGAA